CAGCGAGCAAAAAAGAAAAAGTAATATGAGTAAAGAAGACACTGATTTAGCCACGCATGTAGAATTATGTGCTATTCGCTATAAAGGCATTGAGGATAAATTCGATGATGTTGAAAAACGACTTAATAAGATTGAAAGTAAAGTCAGTGATCTTAGTGACCAGATCCAATCAAACTTTCTTGAGATTAAACTTGCCATTGAGCAAGCCAACAACCGCAGGGATGTTCAAGTTATTGCCTCCATGGGAACTATAGCAGTGGCTGTGATTACAGCAATTGGTTATTGGATTGTGCAACACTGAACCTGCCTCTTAAATAGAGGTATGGCTAACAAAATCAGCAACTATTGGCAGTATATAGATACTAAGTTAGAAAAACTCAGTGATCCTAGACTGCCCATAGTCAAACACATTAATTGGACCTTACCCACAGGTCCATCAACTTATACAGGTGCGGAACCTGACAACTACAATCTAGCTATCTATGATAGCAAACCACATGACTTCAAATTCATAGAACATCAATGTTTTTATTTTGTAAACAAAACTGTTAATAGAAAAAAATATCATGGATGGATGAGCATGTATGTGGCTGAAGAACGATTACAAACTATTCTGTTTAATCGAGAAATAATAAAAATACAACCACAGGCATTTTGGAAATATCCAAAAGCAAAACTTATTCGTGAAAAGAAACCATTATTGGTTAGAGAAAACAGTTATTCAAATCGCGTAAATTTAACCACAGAAGAACGCTTGTATCAAATGGGCTATTACGAGAAGTTAAAGAATAAGTATTTTGACGATGAGAAACTTCTCAAAGTCGTGGGCGAGCCAAGAGGTTTCGTCCTAGATTATCAACCAGAGGTTGATGATCAAGATGATGAGTTCTAAAACAACTTGTCATATTTTAGTATGTTAACTTTTAACTTTAGCCCCTGCTTGTGAAAGTCGGGGCTTTTTTTGACTAAATAATTGTGCTTGAAGTTCTTGGCCGGGCTTTGAGTTATATCCTTGGGGAACCCCTGCTTGTGAAAGTCGGGGTTTTCTTTTAACTAAAGTATTACATAGTATTTTAGTATTACTTTTTTAATTGACACAAATTCGCTGACATAGTATAATACACTATGTTCAGCGTAGAACATAACACTTTAACACACACAGAGGATTTAAAAATGGCTACATTAGTATATCAACTTGCTTATGACGCAGACAGCGACTGCGAAACGGTAGTAGAAACAGGTTTGTTCATTTGCTACACCAAAGATCCAAAAGAAATCGTTGCTCGTGCCAACGAACTTTGGGGCAAAGATTGGTTTGGTCTGTCTTACCAAGATTGGGATTGTAATGATCTTGATGTTGAAAGCAAGACACTTTTTAACAAATCAATTTAATTGACACAAAATACAACCTTTGCTACAATACATACATAGCAATAACGCTATGACACTTTAACACACATAGAGGATATATTATGAAAGCACTTCTTGGAGCAGTATTTGGCATTGTTATTAGTTTTATTGGTTTCTTTGCAAATTATTATGACCAGTTACTTTTGGTTGGACGAGGACAAGCAGGTTTGCTAATGTCTCTTCAACTCAGCAATGCCGTGACAACATATATGTTTGGTGGTGCCATTCTCGGTGCTATCATTGGTTTGTCTATGAACAAGGAAGTAAAATGAACTATCTTTTTTCATTTAATGATTATATTGATGTCAATTGTCTCATTGAATTTGATTTATTTTGTTGGGAATTAAATGAAATTGTTTGCATTTCAACCTCTGCCAATGATAATGATGAAGGAGCTGAATTTCCTCCAAATTACATTTTAGTTTATGTGGACACTGAAGATCAATCAATGATTGAAACAATCAGCGACAAATATCATCGTTTGGTTGCTGAATGTAGCGTTATTGATAAACCAAAAGATTTTAATAAAGGTCAAGTTCAATAAACATAAAATTTATGACAAATCAGATAAATAAATGTGTAATAGGCAATTGTCATTTTAATTCTTTCTAAAATGTATCCTTCTAAACGTTATTTGCCAAAATACTCTTAAAGTCCTATTACATGTAGTGCAACGCTACACTGAAAAGCTCCTTCCCGGGGCTTTTCTTTTGGCTAAAATCTACGAAAATCCATGTATTGACTAGGGTTTTTTAATATGCTATACTAAATACTATGCAGGCAAAGCATAGAACAGAATAGGGATACACAATGATTAATAAATCATTATTTTATAGAAAGAAAGAAAATGGAATTACATTTAACCTCAACGCATTTAGATGAAATGCGTGACATCGTATTAGCCTGCGATGCTTACAAAAAACAACATCTAACACAGAAAAGCTATAGCGTTTGGTGGGACTGGGTAGTCAAAGCCGCAGATCAAATCAACGATAATCATTTTGAAATCAACAGCACAAAGAAAAATACCTTTGTTTGGTTAGTAGATCAAATCCAACATTGCCCCACAGTGGCAGCAACACCACTTGGACAAAGTGTATTAGATTGGGCACCAATGGCCAGCCAAGGTCCAATGACTTACAATCGTTATTGTCAAAACAAGCAATATAATAATTTATTTGGAGCATAATATGACTAAAGCAGATTTAATTGACACTATGATAAACTTGGCCACAGAAATGAATTACCCAACAATAGATGGCGATCGTGATTGGGAATATTATCTACTAGCAGAACTATACAGAACTTTGGACCAATATTGTATAGACAACGATAAAGTGATCTGTGTTGCGGATAGGTGGATTTAATGCGATATATTGTAGATAGTAAGATATCTTTTTATTTGCCCCATGATGCTAAAATTTCCAAAACATTTTTGCCATGATGCTAACGCTTAATATAATAGATTACATATGAAAACACAAGACATAACAAATAGAACCCACATGGCACACGAGGGCGTGTGCCCAGAAGGGACCACTCCGTGTTCTCTTCCCTCTAGTTCCGTAATTGCTGAGCAAATGGAATATTTTATTCCTAGAAGTAAAAAAGCAAAGAAATCAGCAAAAACATATAAACAAATAGCCGAACAATATTTGACTACTACACTAGCACAGATTATTACTGGTATTAAACAAGCCCGTGAAGATCAATTAGATAAAAATCAAATACCAATTTTTATGGATAAACTACGAGATCAAAATCCTCAACAATATACATATGCGGGTAAGAGATGCTGGTGGTTTGATTGGTTATTAAAAATGTATCCTTTATTCAAAATAGTAAAACAGGGATATAAACATGGCACACAGGAAGGAACATTAACAATGGTAGAAATATTTAAAATTCAAGATAGTATTGTAGAATTTGAAACAGCAGAGCAAACATTCAAACGCTTATACAGTGATTACGCTGATATCATGGATGATGACAATCAAATTGATTGGGTGCCAATTGATACACAAAGTTTACAAGCTTATATAAAAGAAAACAAAAAATTAAAAAGTGATAATCATAAACTTTATCAATATGCTATAACAGCAGAAGAAATACTTAAAGTAAGTAATTTTTTATATGAAATTGGACATGTAAAAATGCCGGCATTACCGCAGATTAAAAGCCCCTCAACATTTGGCCGTATGTATTATCGCAGTTTAAATTTACAAAATGCACCAAAAGTAGTGCGTCATGCGGCTTTGGGACATTATAATCAATATGATATTACCAGCAGTATTTTTGCTTGGCAATTATATCAAATAAATGATGCATTTAAAACTCCTGCCACAAAGGAACTTGTTTTATATAAAGACGACATTAGAACCATGCTGGTTAATGATTGTATGCGTGAAACTCCAGTAGAACAAACTACTAAATTAAAGTTTATCAAACAAGCAATTACAGCCATTGGCTTTGGAGCCAAAATTGATGGCGGAGCATATTTTGATTTATCCACTAATAAATGGATACGCAATGCTATCAATTCTACGATTAAAAACAAAGATGATAGACAGCAATTTCAAAATCATAAATGGGTTAAGGAATTCTGCGAAGAACAAATTAAAATCACTGAATATATTATTGCTAACACAGATGTAGAAAGTCTTAGAAATATACCAGAACTTTGGAGTGTAAAAACTAAGAAATTAAGACCCAGCAGTTTAATGGCTTATCTATATCAGCAATATGAAAGTAATTTACTAAACCAAATACGTGATTTGATTCCCAGAGAATTTGAATTTTTATTAAGTGTGCATGATGCATTTTATACAAGACATAAACTTCCCGGCACAATGATACAAGAATTCGCACAGTCAATTAATCCATATATTAAATTGGAACGAGAAGAACAAAGTGGTTGGACTAGTATTGATCTAGCAGAGCAAGAAGAATACAATAATAAAATAAGAAAACTTATTGCTAATATGAATAATCCAATATTCAATGATACCAAAAGTAGTAAAGAAAGAGAACAGGCATATAGATTTTTAAACGCAGTTGATGATACGCTTACTATTCAACACTTACAACAAGATCCTGAAGTATGGGCAATATGCGAACCATATTATAATGAATGGCAAGAATTAAGATTAAAAAAACATTTGCCATATCAGCGTAAATTATATAAAAATGATATGCCACAGGGGCAAGACTTCTATAATAGATAAATCAGGTAAATACATTAGAGGAACAAAGATATGCAGATACCAAAGGAGATTTATTTTATGAGTCAATTATGGCAAATAAGAGCAGCAGAGCCAAGACAGCTCATTGACTGCGTGGGACAATGCGATCCCAAAACAAATACAATATTGTTAGATCCAGAACTAACAAATGATGTATTATTACAAACACTAACACATGAACTAATGCATGTATTAGAAATGACACTGAACCAATGCCTCACAGAACAGCAAGTGGATGTAATGGCAGCAGGTATTGTGCATATATTAAGAACAAATCCAGAACTGTTAGAACTATATCACAGCGATGTTCGAGAAATAAATTTAGGTGATTCATGAGATTTGATCATTATACACTAAAGCCAGAATACAAGCACATTGGGCCATGGAGTTGGAATGATGAAATATTGTGGAGCAAAATTGAAGTCAGCTTAGTGCCTGATGAATGTTGGCCTTGGCATGGAGCACAAAGTCCCACTGGCGGAATCATGGGCGTGAGGAAAAATGGACACCCACAGATGAGCCAAGCACGAAGATTAGTTTGGATGAGTGAAAATAATGAAGATGTTACTCCATATAGAGTTACAATGAAATGTAAAAATCAATTGTGTTGTAATCCCAAACATTTTGAACTTAAAGCCAATAATAGATTAAAGACTTGGAATATATTTGGAGAAGACGATGATAATTGAAACTCGTATTCCTACTTACGCACTTATTGAATTAGATGAAGTGCAGGATCATGATTTACAAACTGTGTGTAAGCGTTTTGCTCAACAAATGACTTATAACATAGAATATGATTATTACAGCATCTACTGGGAAGAGCAGAATTGGTTACTGGCAAAACTAGCCATGCCAGCAATTAATCATTTACTTACAAGGATTCCATAATGGCTAGACCTGCCGCAGAAACTATAATAAGCACACAAGTGGATGATCGCACAGGCATAGACATACTAGTAGCACCAGGCATTTATGTAATACTATATCAGGATAAACCATTCAATATAAGACAGCGTATATGGTGTAGCACAGGAGAACTACCTGAATATCTTAGAACAAGTTTTTCCAGCCTAGCACCCGCAAATAATCTAGCAAAGAAGTTAAATGAATATTTCTTTACTGAGGACTTCAAAGTAGTTAAGATTTTATAAGGATTAAATATACAATGGCAACAAGACAAGGACAATTTATGGTTTATAGCCAAGGCGCACCAAAAACGCAATGGGATATCATAGACAAAGAAGATTATAAACTAAGAGTTAAAAAAGATTGGGTAGAAGCCACTAATGTTTGGCATGTTCAAATTATTAGTCAAAGCATATTTGATCGTAGATTCGAAATGTTCTTAACACATGAAGAACTAAAAATGTTAAAGGATGTATTATGACAGAAAAAGAATTAATACTGGTAGAAGAAAAGATTAGATTCTACAGAATGGTAAATGGCTTGCTAGCCGGAGGCTTTTTTGTCAGCATAGCCTATGTTGCTTACATAGTTTTATCAAGGATATTTCAGTGATTGAACAAAAATATATTGATCTATTCTGGAATAAAGTAGATAAAACTGATACTTGCTGGAATTGGACTGCTTATAAAGACAGAGACGGTTATGGCATCTTTGGTATTAAAAATCTAGGACAATTCAAAGCACATAGATTTAGTGTAATGTTAAAAGGTATAGATATTCCTGAAGGATATGTTGTAATGCATCATTGTGATAATCCTAGTTGTGTAAATCCAGCGCATCTAAAACCTGCTACTGTGGCAGAAAATAATTTAGATAAAAAACTTAAAAATCGCCAATCAAAACTTAAAGGCGAATTAAATGCAGGATCTAAACTTACAGAATCTCAAGTAAAAGATATTCGTAGTCGTGTTATTGTAGGATCACGCCGTGGATATAATAACAATAGCAATATAAAAGAACTTGCTACCGAATATAAAGTCTGCAATGATACAATAAGACTTATTGCACATAGAAAAATTTGGAGTCATATATGAGTCAAGGTAAAGCAGGTCCGCAGTGGGGCGAAAAAGTTGTTCAAGGAATGATTGTGGGACGAAATCAAACTGTAGTGCCGCCACAAGAAGTCGAGGACCTAGCACAAATTGGCTGTAGCGACAGAGATATTGCTGAATGGTTTGGTATTACAGAATCAACACTACGCTATAACTTTAGTGATTTTTTAGCAAAAGGCAGAGGCGGATTAAAGCAAACATTACGCAGGGCACAACTTCAAACGGCACTGAGTGGCAATGCTACGCTACTAATTTGGCTGGGTAAAAACATACTGTTACAAAGTGATAATCCTACAAACACAGTAGATACAAAACCTTTACCTTGGACTGATGAAGTTGAGGAAGAAGTTTTTGATGATGAAGACATTGCCGAGATTAAAGATAATCTAAAACAAGAATTAAATGATTTAGATGCCGCTGAGTAAACCACAACAGTTAATAGCAGAGTGTCCAATAAGATTTCGCGTGGTAGTTGCCGGCCGTCGCGGGGGAAAAACTTTTCTCAGTATGCGAGAGTTATGCAGATTTGCCGCACAACCAAATAGTATAGTATGGTATCTTACTAATAGTAGACAACAAGCAAAAAGTCTTGTGTGGGACAAACTTAAAAAGAAACTTAGAAGTCTGCGTTGGATCAAAGATACTAATGAAAGTGAACTAACAATCAGTTTAGTTAATGGATCAAAGATATGCTTAAAGAGCGCAGAACAAGGTGACAATCTGCGTGGAGAATCATTGAACTTTATTGTGCTTGATGAGTTCGCCGACATTGACTTAGATGTAATATGGAATCAAATTATCCGTGCATCATTAAGTGATAAAAAAGGACATGCACTATTCATTGGCACACCTAAAGCAGGTAATCAAACTGCTAGAGATTTATATGACAATTATCTAACTAAAAAAGGTTGGATGAGTTTTAGTTATACAACTATTGACGGTGGATTCGTCGATGCCGATGAAATAGAGCAAGCCAAGCAGGATCTTAGTCCCAAAGTATTTGCACAAGAATATTTGGCAAGCTGGGAAAACTTTGCCGGCGTTATTATGTATGAATTCGGCGCACATAATATCGAACCTGTTAACAAGCCTATTAATGATTATGAACAACTAGTAGTAGGACTAGATTTTAATATCACGCCACTATGCGCTCAAGTGGGTCGCAACACACGCAATGGTATTGAAATATTTGATGAAATTATTCTAGAAAATAGCAACACTAATGAATTCTGTGATGAATTGCGTAATAGATATCCTAAGAACCCTATAACGATATATCCGGATCCGGCCGGCACACAACGCAAAACTTCGGCTAACGGAAATACCGACATTAAGATTCTAGAAATGATGGGATTCACTGTGCGTCATCATAGAAGTCATCCTTTAGTTAAAGATAGGATCAACGCATGTAATAGTTTATTCTTTAAGAGAGAAGATAATTCAACTAGATTTAAGATAGATCCTAGATGTAAGCATACAATTAAAAGTTTGAAAAACTGGGCATACAAGCCCGAGACTATGGTTCCTGAAAAAGATGGATGGGATCATGCATGCGATAGTTTGGGATATTTGATTGAATATCTCTATCCTATACAGAAACCACAACCGACAATCGCGCCGAAAAGATTCGGCCATGCATTAGCATAAATATACTATTAAAAGGAGCCTATAAACATGGCTGAGTTACAAACATTTCAAAATGCCTATTTACAGGCAACAGCAGGCAATACAACTTACAGCAGAAATCAACAACGCTGGCAGTTTTTGTTAGCCAGCTACACTGGCGGACAAGCCTATAGAGAAGGCGCTTACCTACAGCGTTACGCATTAGAAAGCGATGGCGAATATTCGGTTAGATTGCTGAACACACCTTTAGATAATCAATGTAGAAGTCTTATTTCATTGTATATCAGCTTCTTGTTTAGAGAAAAGCCACATCGTGAATTTGGTAGTCTAGAAAATAACTTTACCATTGAAGACATTCTAGAAGATGCCGATTTAGATGGACGCAGTATGAATGCGTTCATGAAAGATGTAGCAACATGGAGCAGTGTATTTGGTCATGTATGGATCTGCGTGGCCAAGCCCGATGTAGGCGCAGTTACACTAGCAGATGAACAAGCACTAGGTGCACGCCCTTATTTGTCAATGTATAATCCATTGGCAGTTACAGACTGGCGTTGGGCTAGACAACCTAATGGCGGCTATGCATTAGAATATATCAAATACGTAGAAGAAGTCAACGGCACTGAAACCGTTGTCAAAGAATGGACAGCAGATACTATTACAACTTATCGCACCGACACGCAACAAGAAATTGTTTTAGAAATGATAGAAGAAATAAATGGCCTAGGTTATTTGCCATTTGTCTGTGCTTATGCTGAACGCAGTCCTGTGCGTGGTATTGGTAATAGTTTAATTGATGACATCGCAGATCAACAGCGTATGATTTATAATGAACTAGCAGAAGTTTATGACAGCATTCGTCTCGATACACATCCAAGTTTAGTAGCCACAGCAGGCACTAACGCACAAGGTGCGGCAGCAGGTCAAGTTATCACAATGGAAGAAAATTTAGATCCAAACTTAAAACCTTATGTCTTACAGTTTGAGGGTGGTCAAATTGATAAGATTTATAATTCAATCAACAACAGAAAAAAGATGATTGACAGCATGGGTAATGTTGGTGCTGTGCGTGTTACTGAAACTAAATCAATGTCAGGCATTGCAATTGAAACAGAATTCCAATTGTTAAACGCAAAGTTGTCTAGCATGGCTGATAACTTAGAACTTGCTGAAGAACAAATATGGCAGATCATTTACACATACATGGGCGCAACATGGGATGGTGAAATAGAATATCCTGACAACTTTGCCTTACACAATAAAGACAATGAACTAAGCCAGTTAAAAACAGCCAGCGAGATTGTTCAAGATCCAGTTAAGCGAGCATTGATTGAAAATGCTGTCATGGAAACTATTGACATTGAAAGCACAGAGCATGAGTTGCTAGAAGAATACGCAGAACAAGAAGGCGTTGCTCCTCCTAATGAAGAAGAAATACGCTATGTTTATCCTGATGGAGCACCTATCAGCCCAGACTTGCCAGAAGCATATGATCAAGCTACAGGCAGTGAAAATTGTAAAAATTGTGGTTACTACTTAGAAGGTTTATGCACACGCTGGAACAATGCCCCAGTTAGAACAAATTATTGGTGCGCTGTATGGGAACCAGTAAGTAATCAAGCAATGGAATAAAACGAATAAAAAAATATAAATATACTGTAGGCAAAATTATTTGCCCAAAAAACTTAACTCTAGAAAGAGGCGCAGATACAATGACTGAACAAAACATTGGCAACACAGAGAATACTGATAACTCTCAAAATGATCAGGCAACCGTAAAAACTTTTACGCAGGATGAAGTGAATGCTATTCTAGCTAAGACAAAAAGTCAACTAGAAAAGAAATACACATCCAAATATGAAGAACTTGGTGATCCAGATACTCTAAGACAAATTGTTAGTGAGCATCAAAAGATTCAACAAGAACAACAATTAAAGCGTGGAGAGTTTGATCGCGTTATTCAAGAAATGGCTCAACGCAAAGATGCGGAGATCCAGAAAAGGGATAAAATCATAGAAAGTTTCAAGGTTGAAGCTCCTATAGTAGATGCGGCAGCTCGTTATCGTGCTGTTAATCCGGAACAAGTTAAAGCATTGATTCGTAATCAAGTTAGACTTAGTCCAGAAGGTGAAGTTGAAGTATTAGATGAAAAGGGTTCTGTTCGCTATGATGACAGCGGTAAGCCCGTAAGTGTGGATAGTTTTGTTCAGTCATGGCTGCAAAGCAATCCACATTTTGTGTCGGCAGCACCTGCCACAACTAATACTAAAAGCAATGTCACTGCTAACACTACTAAGAAGTTAGACATTAGTAAACTAGATATGAAAAATCCTGAGCACAGAAAAATCTACGCTGATTATCGTAAAACAGCAGGATTAGCCTAAAATTCATTAAGGAGAATATATTATGGCAGGTTCAACAACCACAACACTAAACGACTTACTACCAGAGATCATCCAAGAAGCGATGTTCGTAGCAAGCGAGAGATC